TACAAAAAATATCTTGGGGAGCCAAATAGAAATGAAAAAAAGGTGCCCCAGAATAGGGCACCTAAAAAAGGGGGAAAAGAGAAAATGAATAAACAGAGCAATGGAAGCAACCCCCTTTTATTTCATGTTACCAATATATATTTTATTTTTAGATAGGGCAAGTTTTTCTCTAGCCTCATTTGCAAACATTAGAGACATAACACAATCATCATGATAACCTGAAGGTGAATTGAATGTCATTGTTCCACTAGCTGAAATCTTATAACTATAGGCTTCTAATTCCTGTTTTAGATGTGGGAATAAATTACCATCAGGTAACTCTAATTCTCCATTTTGGATTTTGTAAATTAGGTTTCTAATACCCTTATTTTTACTATCATTTGTGGTAATGAATGCTGTTGATTTCCTAATCTCTTTATTTATCAATTCAAACATAGCTCTACCAACCCCATTGGTTTCAATATAACCACCATGTATGGAGTATTTTTTGAGTTCTTGGATGAAAGTTCCTGCAAGTTCTTCAAATGATCTACCATTGTCTCTAAGTATTTTGGCAACTCTTCCTGATTCATCCATAATAGTAAGGACTGAGAAATCATTAGATAATCCTGTGTCCACTCCAAAATAATATCTTCTGTTTCTTTGAGGTACATCCCATTGATTTAAGTTACATACTAGGTTAATTCCTGTGAATACATCATTACCAGATTCAGTAAATTGTGCTTCATATTCTTGTAAATAAATATCATATGGTAAGGATTTAGCTTGCTCAGCAATAAAATCAGCAGAAATATGTGGGTTTTCAATGGATTTACCAGCAAAAGAAATGTAGTCACCACCCTCATTGATGCCCTTAAGGTATGCAGTATAAAACCAATTCTTTGATTTAGGTGTAGATATCATTAGACATTTTTTTCCAATAGCTGATAAGGTTGGAAATATGGCTTCTTGCATTGCTTGTTCCTTAATATAGGCACATTCATCTACTACCATATAATTAAATGAGAAACCTCTAATACTATCATATCTCTCAGCACTGAGGAATTGGATAGTAGAACCATTAATAAATGTCATTGTCAAATCTGCTTTATTGCTTGATTTGATTATTTTATTAGCTGCATCACTTAGCTCTTGGAACACCTTTTTAGACTGATTATAGATTGGGGATATCCAAGCACCCTTACTATTAGGTGTTTTTAGTAACCAATAGAGCATTAGGTTTTGTCCTAGTAATGATTTACCAAATTGTCTACCACATGCTACACTACAATACAAATGAGGGCTATCAGCAAAGCCCTCAATTATTTTTTTCTGCCCAAGATGTGGACTAAATAGTGTTATATTCATTCTTGATGTTCATCACCTGGGTCACTACCAAAGATACTATCACCCCAATTTAATTGAATATTACCTTCTATTTTGGCTTCTATCTGTTGAACATCATTCCCAGTATACTTAACAATCTGGTCAATTGCTCTTTGTCTAATCTTCTCATCCTCACTACCTAGTAAACTAATTAATTCATTCATAGCTGGATCAAGCATTTTATTTAGCTTTTCCTTCCATGTTTCATTATATTGTTCACTTGCCTTACTCCAATATTGGGTGTATTGCTGTTCAGATTTGTCATCATAGTTTTCATGACAATATTTTATCCAATCCCTAAAGTAAATAGAGGGTTGTGTCTCATATCTTAGTTTGTAGCATTGTTCTACTCTACCTTCTAACTCAGATTTACTTATTTTAGTACCTGCCATTTTGTATATCATTTGTATTTACACAATACATATATAAATTAGTTCTGTTCAGCTCTGATATTACAATATAAGCTGAATTTAAGGGTGAGTTGCATCTCCTCAATAAACTCAATCATTTCCTGACAATCACTCTCATCCTCCCTTAACATATAGAGGAATGCTATTTCTTTATTATCATTGATAAAATCCTTTACCAAATTACATTTCCAAGTCTCTATCATTCTCCTAGTAGTTTTTGAATTCCTTGAATTTGGGATTGTAGTGTTTTATTTTCCTCCTTTAATTGGGAAATCTGTTCACCCATATTCCAAATGATTTGTGTGTAGTATGTTTCATCAGTATACCAACCTTTAGATTGAGGTGGTTTTGCTATTCCTGAACCACTTGATGTTCCAGATGTTCCTGATGTACCCATTTGTCTTTGCTCATGTGAAGGTGGTGTTCCTCCATCCCAATGATAACCCATATTATTTAGTTTTATTTGTATTTAGATTTGGTTGTAATTCTTGGATCCAATATGTCTCCCTTTCAAACATTACTTCTTTAGGACATAACTCCAACACATCAAAGCTAAAGGCACTCCAACCTAATTCTTTAACCAATTTAGATAGTGATTTAACTTTATGTCTACCTACTCCTCTACTATGAACATATTTTCTATGTCTTAGATTACTACTACATCCAACATACTTGTCATCTGTTAGTAAACATTCTATCACATACACTCCACTAACAAGTGGGATTGATTTTGATTTGTGGTTACCTGGATATTTGTCTGGGTTTTCCTTAATATACCTTTTCATATAGTACTGATGTGCTATAGGGTCTTTATCAATATATTCCTTTACCCTATTATAGCTACAATTCTTACAATATGATTTTAGAATACCTTTAGGTTTGTCACTATAATGATAGTGATCTAATGATAGTTCTTTATTGCAATCTTTACAAATCTTTGTCTCCATCTTTTCTCTTTTTTTCTACTTGATACCAAGTTAATTTTTTACCATCCTTATCTAGATACTCATGATTCCATTCCTCATCAGTGCCATATAACTCTGTAACATCCATATTGTTGTTAAGGTAATGATCTACTTGGTCAGAATCAAGCAATTTTCTAAATTTTCCTAACTTCTTGAACTTAGGTTTAGAATGGAAGTAAGTATCTAAAGTGGAGTTACCATCTTTACATTTCTTCTTTTTATCTGCTTTATCAGTAGCTTTTTTCTTAAATCCTGAATGTCCTTTTTTGAATACCATATTATGATTTCTTTTTTCTACCTCTAGTAGATTCATTGTATAAGGACATAATTTCATTATAATGCTGGTCAAATAATGAATTAGCAATTTGGGCAGTTACCTTATATTCACATCCACAAGTTGGAACTTTTCTATTCTGTTCCATTATAATATTGATTGCCTTCACAAACATAGAGATTGTAGTATGATCAATTCTTAGTTTTCTCTTGGGCTCAAATACATCTATAAGCCATTGTGCATCTGATTTAACCATTATTCTGTGTATTTACCAGCATATTATCAATTACCATAGCAACTATGGCACCTATGGCAGCTATAAAGAGGTTGTGTGTTAAATACAGTAAACTCCAAAATGTGAGACATTTGCTGCATGTTAATAATTTTACAACCTGAGTTAGATGGAGTAAAGGAGACCATTTCATTCCTAACCATACAATCTTATCTATCAACCATACTACAACCTTATCTTTAATAGGCTGGATTGGGTGAAAATACTTAGTGAATAGGAGGGCTACTGCTACTACTCCTGAAAATTCTATTAAATTCATATTATTTGTTATCTTTAGTTAGCATAATTTCCTTGAGATATTCTCTAACATCCCTTCTTATATTATATGTTCTATTTCTATCTCTAGAAGCTAGTTGTTCCTTTAACTCATCAATCTGGGATTGTAGGTTATCACAATATACCTTAGGTTGGGATTTTGATGTTAATTTGTGGGAAATCCATGATTTAATAGCATGCCATAGTTTCTTCAATGGGTTGTGCACTAATATCCCTACAAATAAAGATAATGCACCTAAGAAAAAGTAAATAAATTCTGTGTTGTTCATTTTTAGTTGGTTTTTAGTTAATTGCCTCTGCATCCTTACAAACCTCTCTTACTTGATTTATTGCTAAGTTAAGGTCTTTGATAAGGTGTCTTTTGCTGATATTATAGTATTCATAAAGTTCCTGGAATGATCTAGCTTCTACAAATTTCTTATTCCATAACTCTCTATGATACCAATGTAGTTGTGAAACAGCTCTATTCATACAATCTGCTAGTTCCTCTTTAGGTTCAACCTCCATTTCATAGCTGGGAGTATTAGTTTCACCAGTATCACTATCAACCACCCCACTTCTAGCTGAGTATTTATGTTTCCTCCAAGTATGCCAGAATGGAGATGTTTGAGATTTAAGCTGTAATGCTGCTGCTCTTAGAAGCCATCCCTTTATCTTCCCAGTTTCTAACATATCATCTAGCTGTTCATCTTTCACCTTATAGAGATCTGATAGGATATGATGGGTTAAGTCTAGAGCATATTCACTCATCCTACCCCAGGCTATGTTGGTGCTTATCTCACCCACTAACCATTCATACTCCTTACTCACCCACTTATCTAACTTTCTTTTTGTATCTTGATTCATATCATTTGGTTTCAAATACTGATTTTTTATTCCCCCCCATATCCTGAAGAAACAGATTTTGACAAAACTTCAGGCATTAAACTTAAATAGACTACTCTCTGCAGTTCATACATCACTCATGTGATTGTTCATAAGCCAGCTATACTCTAAGAGTATGGTAGGTGATTGTTACATCTGCTTCCTACCTCATTTATGTCATGTATAAATACACACAAAATTCTTCAAAATGCCAAGTTATTCTTAAAAAAATGTGTGAAATGAGTTAACAGCATGTTTTAATGAGTTAACAGCACATTTTAATGAGGATAAAATATGATTTTAGATATTATTCCATGTATTTATATGTGAATATAGGGTAAACAATTTGGATATCCAAGCTATTTTTTGTATATTATAAATAAGATGAAAATGAAGAACATAACACATGCAGAACTTGAAAATGCTTTATCAAAGATAAAGAAGGAGTATAACCCTGAAGCAGAATCTATACTCACCCCAGAACAATATCAAAGGTATAAAATACTAAGGGCTATAAAAGGTTTATGGCCTGAAAAACACCTATACAATACTTTAGTTGAAAATAGAATTAATTCTAAAGTTATCCAAACTAACCT